GGGATTAATTATTGTTACAGCATCTTTTTTACGTTTCATAGTCTCGCTAATCTTTTTCTTAGTCTCCTCAGTGTGTTTTTTCCCACGATGACTATCGCTCATTTTCTGCTTTGTCTCATCAGAAAACTTACGACCTAACTTTGCTTGACGCATTTTATTTCTCGTTTCTAAACTTTTCATATTTCTATTTATTAACTTAGTTGAAATAGTTTATTTACTAAATAATACGAAATAACACGGGTTCATTTTTCTCATAATAAGGAGTAAGGAAATGGCGTTTCAAGTATCACCTGGTGTAAATGTTAGTGAGATTGACCTCACTACCATTGTACCTGCAGTGCAGACAACAAATGCAGGTATCGCTGGTCATTTTCGTTGGGGTCCAGTCGATAAAATCGTATTGGTAACTGATGAGAATTCTCTTGTCAACAACTTTCAAAAGCCAAATGCTAATACAGCAGATGACTTTTTCACTGCTGCAAACTTTCTAGCATATTCTAATTCACTACAAGTTACTCGCGTAGTAACTCCTAGTGCTAGTGGTTCAGACGCAACGGCAGCACGTAATTCTATTACAAATGTAGCAAATACTGTCAATACAATCATCAAAAACGAAGATGACTATGACACCAACTATTCAACTGGCATTTCAGGTGTTGGTGATTTCGTAGCTAAATTTCCAGGTGAACTTGGCAACTCACTTCAAGTTTCTGTTTGCCCATCTGCGGATGCTTACGAATCAACACTTGCTGCTAACCTAGTTTTTACCGCTGGTAGCACTGCTGTTCTTACAAAAGGTGCAAATACTTCTGCTTCCCTAACTTCAGGTGCAGATATTGATTTGACAAATTCTGTAACAGTTGGTGATCTAATCACACTACAGTCTTCAACAATTAATATTGGTACAGCTTTAAAGATTGCCTCAGTAGTTGATGGTACTATTACACTGGAGACAGCACCAACACAGAAGCAGCTTGGCGTAACCGACACAACCAAAGTTCAATCAAATGCAGTTAAGCGTCGTTGGGAGCATCATGGTTTATTTGATGCAGCACCTGGCACTTCAGGCACTACAACAACTGCAGGTGGTTCTGGTGATGAAATGCATATTGCTATCATCGATGAAGATGGTGAGTGGACAACTGTTAAAAATCAAGTCCTAGAGCGTTTTGCTAATGTCTCAATGGCATCTGATGCAAAGACACCAGAAGGTAATTCAAACTATTATGTAAACGTCATTAATGACCAGTCTACATATATGTTCTGGGCAGCACACAATTCATCAAACACTAATGCTGGTAAGAAAGCAGCCGGCGTAACATTTGCTGGTGGCTCACTACCACAAACTGCTTCATTCGTACATGGTCGTGATGGTAATGCACCTGCAGATGCTGCTTACATCAATGGGTATGACAAGTTTAAGAATGCAGAAGAAACGGACATTTCTTTCATCCTCGGTGCTGGTGCTAACCAAGTTCGTGCAACCTATCTAATCAACAGTATTGCTGAGTTTAGAAAAGATTGTTTAGCGATTCTATCACCAGAACGCGGTGATGTTGTTAACAACTCTACATATTCTGGTAAGGAAGCTGAAGATATTGTTGCATTCCGTAACACCTTACCATCATCTTCTTTCGGTGTAATCGATAGCGGATTTAAATATCAGTATGATAAGTTCAATGATGTTTTCCGATTTGTTCCATTGAATGGGGATACTGCTGGTACAATGGTTCGTACAGACCAGGTTCGTGACCCATGGTACTCACCTGCTGGTTTCAATCGTGGTCAACTTAAAAATGTTGTGCGTCTTGCTTTTAATCCTAATAAAACAGAGCGTGATGTTCTATATAAGGCTGGCGTCAATCCAGTAACAACATTCCCAGGTCAAGGCACAGTTCTATTTGGTGATAAAACACTTCTTGCCAAACCAAGTGCATTTGACCGAATTAACGTTCGTCGCCTATTCATCGTCCTTGAAAAAGCAATTTCTACTGCTTCTAACTTTACACTCTTTGAATTCAATGATGAGTTCACACGTGCTAATTTCGTAAATCTAGTAGAACCATTCTTGAGAGATGTTCAAGGTCGCCGTGGTATCATCGACTTCCGTGTTGTTTGTGATGAGTCAAACAATACACCAGAAGTCATTGATAGAAACGAATTTATTGGCGATATCTTTATCAAACCAAATCGCTCCATCAACTTTATTCAACTAAACTTCGTTGCTGTTAGAACTGGTGTCGAATTTAGTGAAGTAGTTGGTCAGGTTTAATATAAATAATATAAAGATAAGGAGTCAATAAAATGGCATTTAACATTACAGATTTCCAAGGTCAGCTAACCTTTGGTGGTGCGAGAGCAAATCTGTTCCAGGTAACTATCGACAATCCTGTTGATAATGGAACATTTCTGAAAAGTTCTTTTATGGTACAAGCAGCACAAATTCCAGAAGCAACTATTGGAGTAGCAACAGTAAACTACTTTGGTAGAGAAGTTAAACTTGCTGGTAATAGAACTTTTGGAGATTGGGAAGTCACTATCATCAATGATGAAGATTTCTTAATCAGAGATGGCATGGAACGTTGGTCCAATGCTATCAATGGTCTTCAAACAAATCTTCGATCATTTAGTCTTGCAACTACTGCTCAATATAAAAGAAGCGCTACAGTAACACAATTCTCAAAAACTGGTGTACCAATTCGTTCATATCAATTTGTAGGTATCTTCCCTACTACGGTTGGTGCGATTGATTTAGATTGGTCTTCAAATGATGCAGTTGAGACATTTCCTGTAACATTCTCTTATGACTACTGGCAGGCTGGTCAAGGTGTTATTGGTCAGGTAACTGCCCCTCTATACGGTTAATATTGATGCAATAACTTTAGAAAACGGGGGCGTGTGCTCCCGTTTTTTCTTTGTCATAAATAGATTATAATATATCTGTTCTAAGGATAACATAATGGCATTAGACTTATTTGGATTTACTATTTCACGTAAGGGTGAAGAAAAAGAAGAACAAAACGTTAAGTCCTTCGTTCCCGTCGCTAGAGATGACGGAGCGATGGAGGTATCTGCTATGGGCGGTGCTTATGGCACTGTCGTTGACCTTGAAGGGTCAGCAAAAAATGAAGCAGATCTTGTTAGTAAATATCGTACTATGATGCAACAGCAAGAATGTGATAGTGCTGTTGAGGATATTGTTAATGAAGCAATCATCATTGAAGATGAGGCTGCTGTTAATATTGTTCTTGACAATATCGATATTTCTAAACAACTTAAAAATAAAATCAGACAAGAATTTGATAACGTCTTAAAAGTCCTTGACTTCAATAATTCAGGATATGATATTTTCAAACAATGGTATGTTGATGGTAGACTATACTATCATATCATGATTGATGAAAAAACTCCCAGAGATGGTATCAAAGAAGTTCGTAAGATTGACCCACGCAAAATTAAAAAAGTACGCGAGAGAAAGACTGAAACAGACGAGCGCACAAAAGTAAAGGTCGAGCGTGGGTATAATGAATATTATCTTTACAACCCAAAAGGCATCTCCTCTACAAACAGTCAAGCAATGATTAAGATTTCTACAGACTCCATTTGTCATATTACAAGTGGTCTTGTAGACCCTAATAATAAGATGGTTCTTGGTTACTTACAAAAAGCAATCAAGCCACTTAATCAATTGAGAATGCTAGAAGATGCTACAGTCATTTATAGACTATCACGTGCGCCAGAACGGCGTATCTTCTACATTGATGTTGGTAATCTGCCTAAGATGAAAGCAGAGCAATATCTCTCTGATATGATGACAAAGCACAAGAATAAACTTATCTATGATGCGTCAACTGGAGAGATTAAAGATGACCGAAAGTTCATGCCTATGATGGAGGACTTTTGGTTGCCAAGGCGCGAGGGTGGTAGAGGTACAGAGATTACAACACTTCCAGGTGGTCAGAATTTAGGCGAGATGGATGATGTCGAGTATTTCAAAAGAAAACTATACAAGTCTCTAAATGTACCTATCACACGTATGGAATCTGATGGTCAGTTCAATCTTGGTCGGGCATCTGAAGTCACACGAGATGAGTTAAAATTTTCTAAATTCATTAATCGACTCCGCACACGTTTCTCACATCTCTTTAGTAACCTTTTAGAAATACAATTAGTGTTAAAGGGTAATCTAACGCGAAACGACTGGAGAAAAATTAAAAATGAAATCTATTATGATTTTCCACATGACAATTATTTTACTGAACTAAAGCAAGCTGAAGTTTTAAGAGAAAGGTTAGGTCTTGCTAACGAGATTGATGAATATGTTGGAAAATACTATTCATTAAATTGGGTTCGTAAAAACGTGTTACAGATGACAGAAGAAGAAATCCGTGACATGGACAAAGAAATTAAGAAAGAGGAGTCTGATGAAGACAGCCCAATGGATATTGGGCAATCGGATGAACTTCCTGATGACAATCCAGAGGAATCCAACGAAACCTTTGAACCTGTAGAAATGAATGAAGAGGACAGAAAACTAATTGCTAAAATGAGTAACCTTTTAGAAAATCTGGGAACAGACGATTTCGAGGAATAAATGAACGAACTAGAGAAAGCAAAATTATTAAATGCTGCTCTTGAGTTATCTAAAAATGAAATAAGAAAATCTTTAAGAAATATTAAATTTACTGATGGGTCCGATGGACCAAAAATTGTAATTGTAGAGCAAGGCGAAAGAGGTCCACGTGGTAGGGATGGTGAACAGGGTCCAGTTGGCGAGAGAGGCTTACAGGGTCCACAAGGCGATAGAGGTGAGCAAGGACCGCAGGGCAAACGCGGAGATCGTGGTATTGTCGGACCACGAGGAGAAGCAGGACCAGAAGGACCAGCAGGTCCAGTCGGTCCAGCGGGGCGTGATGGTAGACCTTCTGATCTAAAACCTCTTAAAGATGAACTCAGCGCAGAATTAGAAGAATATAAAAAATCCATTAGTTCTCAAGTCACAAGACTTGCGATGGCCGCTCTTAATGGTGGTTCTAGTGGTGGAGGAGAAGTGCGTCTTCTTAACTTAGATGATGTAGATGCAGATGTGAATGCTGCTGGTGCTGATGGTAAAGCACTTGTCTGGAATAATACAACTAAAAAATTTGTTCTAGGTTCTGTTACGAGTGGTGGTGGGTCTAGTGAAATATCAAACACTACATTTCAGGCTTTTGTTGCTAATACAAATGCTCACATCAATGCTGTAGATTCTCAAAGAGCGAACGACCTAGCAAATACTAATGCTTATATTGCAGCGATTCAAGGAAATCTTGACACACAAGTAGCATCTGAAAGATCTGCATTAGCTAATACAAACGCTTATATTGCATCAGTGAATGCACAACGAGCGTTAGACTTAGCTAATACAAACGCTTATATTGCTAGTATCGGTAGCGGCGGTGGGGGAACTGGTGATGTCTCTAACACTGCATTTCAGTCTTTCATTGCCAATACAAATCAGTTCATAGCAAGTCAGTTAGCAAATACTAACACAAGAATTGATAATGTAATCGCAGGTACAGGTGGTGTTTCTAATACATATTTGCAGTCGTTTATTGCTAATACGAATAATAGAATTACTAATGAAGGTATATTGGATGGTATTATTGCAGGTAGTAATATCAGACTAACTTATAGTTCAGGTAAGTTAATGATTCAGGCTATCCCACAACTTGATTTTGGTTTCATAACTAATGATGCTGGAAGCATAAATGATTCAGTAGATGATAGACGTGACTTTGGCGACCTCGGGGATAGACTTGTTTAACAGTTTATAAATATACAATAAAAGAATATATGGATAAAACCTATGTCAGCAACAGAACTTCGCCTTAGAAGAGGCACCGCAAATCAGCACTCAACCTTCGCTGGAGCGTTGGGTGAAATTACAATGGACACTGATAACATTACAGTACGTGTCCATGACGGCTCTACTAACGGCGGTATCAGATTAGCAAGGCATGATGAGTTAGGTACAGGCACAGTATCTAACACATATCTGCAATTGTTTATTGCTAACACTAACAGTTTTATTGATACTGTACAGAATAATGATAGAGCAGCATTAGCAAATACTAATGCTTTTATCAAAGCACAGTTAGCAAATACAAATGCTGCACTTGCTAGTATATCTGCCGGTGCAGGTGCAAACACAGGTATGGACTTGCCCCTTGGCACACCCACAGATACTAGTCTAACAACCTCTGGAGCATATCAAAGTTTTACAACAAGTACAAAGACCACAGATGCCATTGACACGCTAAATGAGGTTATTGAAAATGTAAGAAATAATACTTTTGTTAAGTCAGTCTCATTCGTTGCTGACCAAACGTCTGGTGGTGCTGGTTTAGTTGTTCAACTAACAATCACGGCTGTTGGTAATGCCAATCAATTTGTTATTGACTGGGGCGATGGTTCTAGTAATGATACAACGTCAAGCACAACACCAACGCATACATACAGTTCGAACTCTGGTTCACCATTTACGGTGCAGGTAACAGCGAGTAATACGAGTGGGGCTGGTGATGGTAGTTTTGCATCGTTCTCTCGTTCAGAATATATTACTATTGCAACTGCTAATCCAGTTGTATCGTTTGCTGCATATGCCGCGCCTTCTGGTGGTTCACCAATCACAACATGGGACGATGGTGCAACCGTTTACTTCCAAAACAACACCACAAATATTGGCAGCGCGACAATTCAGTTTACCTGGGATTGGGGTGACAGTTCATCTGATGATGTTATCAGTTCAGACTCGGCTGCTGGTGGTACTGCTGGAGCAAGAATCGCTCATACATTTACAGCAAGTACAGAGCAAGATGTATCCAGAACTGTCAGGTTAACACTTGATGCTCATAACACTGCTGACCCATCTGTTATTCCGACAAATTCTAGCAGTGCGTTTCGTATCTATGATACTCATACACCAAGTGTTAATCTCAGTAGTAACACTGGTATTAATGAGGAAAGTAGTTCTGGTCATGCCGTTACATTTACCAATACCACAGAAAATACGATTGGCTCACATGCTGCATTTGGTATTCAATATGTATATACATTTGGTGATGGCAACTCACAAACTGTAAACGTAGGTTCTGGTGCTGATGGTGATACTGGCGGGACAATCTCACACACATATACATTATCTGGATCAGACCAATCATCTGGTACGGCTAGAGACTATACAGGTAATTTAAGGGTCACCAGCACACATACATCTAGTCCATTTACAAGCACACCATTCACAGTTCATATCGAACCAGACGTAAGGGCAAATCTATCTGGCACTGCAGTGACAGTTTCTAATGCAAGCGGTGATAATGCTTTATCTATCTATGACTTTGTAGACCTTACTGGTGCTAATCGTGCGCTAGTCAGAATGACTAATACATCTCAAAATGCTGACATTTATGGCTATGCTTGGGGTGATGGTGATGTGGATGCTGCTATTGTTGAGAATGGTTCTTCTCCTGGCACAATCGGCGCAACTATTGACCACGACTATACAGGTAAAGGTACAGGTAGTTATAATGTTGTTCTAACTGCTAATGGCACACCAGACCTTACATATCAAACTGATAACGAAACTGTTGCATTTAATCTTAAAGCAGTGCCATCTGCACCAGCTAATCTTAGCACAAAAACAATTGCTTTGAGTACAAGTTCAGTTGGTACATCACCAAGACTTGCCTCTGGTTTTACAGATAATAGTGCATCAAATCCTTTGTCTGCTGGTGCTAATTTAAATACTACAACAGCAAGACGGTACACAGGTGGTACATTTACAACTACAAGCGCCACAAACGCTTACAACGGTGCTACAGGTACACTCTCTGCATCATTTAACGGTAGTGCTGATGGCACACAAGTTTTCACCACATCAACTAATCAAACAGGCACCTCTGGCAGTCTCGTAGTTTCAAGTCAACCAGACTTTAATTCTGTAGATAGTAGTTATCCATCAAACTTCTATCAGGTCTTTACTGCTAATATTAGTAAGGCTTTGGGTGGATTGTCAACAGGTGTTTCAGACTTCAGACTGCAGCACACCACAACTGGTGACACAAATTACGTTGCTGTCTTAAAAGATGACTTGACAGTATCTGCTTCTGTCGCTGGTATCGGCACTCTCTCTGAAGGAACTGGTGGGACCAAACGATATATCTCTGGTATCCCATACTATAATACAGGGTCGCCAACACTAACTTTGTCTGGTGCAACAATGAGTAATCTTGTTGGTCAAGCATATGTTAATCAATCTAATATTGTTGAAATCGATTCTGATACTAATGTAGAGGGAACTACATCCTCTTCATTTAGCAATCAAAACTATTCATACTCAGATATCGATGGTGCATCATCAATGCTATCAAGTGGAATTCCAATTGTCAACACAGGTGTTGGTTCTCCATACGCTATAGGTGCGCTCACAGTACCACTTACAAGTTCAAGTGTAAGAA